AGTGGATCCGGAGATCGTTAAAGAGCTGGGCGGCTGGACCGAGCGCAAGACGCAGATGATTTATAATCACAGTATTTCGCAGTACGCGGCAGCCATCCGGGCGATGGATTAAACAGTAAAAGTGTACGTTGACGTTGCGGCTGGATCTCCAGACGGATTAAACGATCCATATCCTTGCCATTGAGAAAAATAATCTCCGGCAGGACTCCAGGAAGATGAGTTTATTAATCCCTCACTGTACCAATCGTTCCAGCCATATTGACCATAAACTCGCCTTAATATATATATTGGCTTATAAGCCGCGGCAACCACCCGCCAGTAAGCTCCACCCGTTCCGCTCGTCCATTCTATTGTGTGAGTGATATATTCAAAATTTAAAATCTGCTCTTCGCTTTGTCGTCCGGTCAAATCCTCAAAAGCGATGACGCGGACTGTTGTTGTGGTTGAAATGTTGAGGCCGGAAGAGGGAAATACTGCGCCTGTTTCAGATGGTGGGTTTCCATTTGTTGTATAGCGAGCTGTTGTTCCATTGGCTGCGTAGCAGTCTAAAACAAAAGCATCAAAAAAATATCCGCCTTCAGCCGGGTCGAGCCCGACTTTAAGCTGAGGTACGGCAACTTCTCCTCGAATATTAACTGAGTTGAATTCAGCGTTGCCATCACCCGAAATTTGCCAGCCCTGAACGCCGGTCTGGAAATCGGAGGACTGGATCGCGCCGCCGGAGCTGACGGTTCCCCGGATGATGGCATCGAGGAATTCGGCGACTCCGTTGCCTTTGATCTGCCAGCCGGTGGAGCCGGTGGCGAAGTTTGAGCTTTGAATAATTGAGCTGGCCCCGTCGAGCTGGATGGTGTGGGCTCCGATGGTTCCTGCGGTGATTTTTGCGGCGGAGAGGCTGGCGATTTTGGCGTTGGTGATGGTTGCGTCGCCGATCTGATCGGTGGTGGTTTCTGCGGAGCTGGTGCCGGATACGCCGGAGGTTTCGCCAGCGTTGAACGGCCCGGGTGCGCCGCTGGAGTTGAGGCCGCGCACCCAGAAGTATAGGGTTTGTTCTCCGTCGAGCAGCAGCGCGTAAATTCCGGCTCCGGTTTCGCCGCGCTTGACGGCGTTGGATCGGTCGTTGTCGGTCGAAGCCCAGATTTCGGCGCGGTCAAAGTTTTCGGTCGGGTTGGTCCATTCGAGCAGAATGAGGTTGAAACCACCGGTGGCGGTCAGGCCGGTCGGTGCGTTGGGGGCGGTGCCGCCGCCGGAGCCGGTGGTTTCGAGGGTCAGGTTGTAATAAACCGCGATCGATTCATTGCCGGATCGATCGACGGAGACCAGCCCGAACCGATAGTCGCCGGTGTTGGAGATGGATGAGGTTTCCCAAGGTGAACCGGCGAGGTTGCCGGAGTGCAGCGCGGTCATATCGCCCCACTCTCCGGTTGTGCCGGATTTATAGCGAATGCGGTAGCCGCGCAAGTCGAGATTATCGACCTCGTCCCAGACGAATTTTTTAACGTTATTTGCTTCGTTTGAAACTGCGAAACCGGACGGTGTGTCCGGCAGGGCGGACTTGCCCTGGACGGTGTGGTTTTCGACGTTTACCCAGCTGGATTTTCCGCCATTGAAAAAGACGGCGCGGACGCGGAGGTCGTAGTCGACTCCGTCCTGCACGGGCGAAAAGATGTGCGTGGTTTCGGAGGTTGAAAAGTCGGTGTAATTGGATTCGCTGGAGAGCTTAAAGCCGACCTCATAACCGGTGCAGTATCCGTTTTCCGGCGAGTCCCAGACGAGGCGGATGCGGCTGATCAGCGATCCGTCGCCGGCGATCAGCAGCTCGGTGTTGCCGGAGGTGGCGGTGACGTTGTTGGGCGGGTCGTAGTTCCAGCCGCCGGGATTGAGCGTGTCCGGCTCGGAGGGTGGAGTCCATACGTCGAGGCTGTAGGTCGAGTCGTCATATTCTTTGAGCGCGACTTCGACGGAGTCTTCGGATTTGAGGCCGATTTTAATGACGCGGAATTTTTTGTTTTCCCACCCGGCGCGCGGATAGGTCAAATTGACGACATCGCCGACATCGTTTTGCAGGGCCTCAAGGGTGGCATCGAATGAGCAGACGATGGATTGGCGGGAGCGCTTGACCTCCATCTGAGCGATCTGCTCGGCGCGGACAATCTCGGAGGTGAAGGGAAGCTCCAGCTCGCCCTCCAGGATCAACCCGTTGTCCTGACTGGTGCGCAGGGTTTCATTGTCGTAGGTGTAGATGTTTTGTTCCCACTTGAGATCCTGATCGAAATACCGAATGCGCATGCGGTTGAAAACGACGGACTTGTCGCCGAGGCTGATGGTGACCTCGCCGCAAATGACATCCTCGTCGAACGTATAGGCGGCGGTTTCGGGTTTATCGATCACCAGTTTATATTTTCCAGCGGAAAAGATGAGCATACCGCGGCAGGAAGACAGGAGCTTTTTGACGTTGTCGAGCGACGAATCATCGATATTGAGCGCACCGTTGCAGCGGTAGCGGTTGTCGTTATAGCTGGAGCCGGACGGGTCTTTAAAGGAGACCTGCTGCTCGCAGTAGTTGGCGGCTGCGATGATCGCGTCGTCATCGATCATATCTTCGGGAATCCCCCGGCCATAGCGGGTGTTGGTAAGGTAATCACGGATGCAGAGCGCAGGGTTGTCGCTCCAAATGGTGGTTTCGGTGCGCGGATCGTAAACTTTGAGCCCCTTGATATCGGCGGTGATATTGGGAATGCGCGAAAATGCATCGCGGTCGAATTTGAGGCGAACGTAGACATAGGCGACGCCCTGCAGCCGGTGATTTTCCGTCCACTTGTCTGGAATCAGCCCGTTGAGCGACGCATCGACGGTCTGGGTGTCGGATCCGGTGTGGTTGTAGTTCCAAGCCAAATGATTGAATTTAGAATCGGTGATCAGCTTGTCGTCGAGATAAACGTTTTCGATGGAGTTGATTTCGCCCTCGGCCAGACTTAACACGGTGTGCAGACGGGTGTTGCTGGAGCCGGTGGTATCGACAAACACTTTGGTCCCGCCGAGGGTGCGGCGGCCATAGACAACGGGAATCGGATTGGTGGCTCCCTCCAGGTTTTCCTTGAGGGATTTGTCCATTTCCATGTCGGCTTTCGGGTCTTTGCCGAACAGTGCGGTGGCCGCGTAGGAAATTCCGTAGGAGATTACGGCTCCAATGACGTACGAGCCGGCATAGCCCCAAACGAAATGAACCCCAGCCCAGATTGCCGCGCCTATACCCATCGGAAGCCCTCCGCGTTATAGGCGCGGCGGAAAACGCCGAGCGGAACCAGACAGATGCCCTTTTCCCGCGACGAGGTCAGCACGCGGTCGCCGCCGAGGTAGACGGCGCAGCGCTCAAAAGGATCTTTCCAGCCGATCAGGATGTCGCCGGGCTGTTCGAAGTTTTCCGGCACGCGGGAAAACCCATGCGCTTCGAACTCGCGCAGGGTGCGTCGGTCGGCGGCTTCGGCCAGCTCGGTTTCGTCGGTGTCGGCGACATCTAAAAACTCAGACGTGTAATCAGTCCCGTACATTGTATCAATAGCGCGGGCGGCGAGCATAGAGCAGTTGGTTTTGCCCAGCACAAACGGGGCACCGATCAGCTCGGAGGCCCAGCGGTTGAGGCGGGGTTCCCAGTCAGGGAGACGGGGAGAGAACCCACCCCGCCCTTCGGGCACCCCTCCAGTGGAGGGGACTTGGGGAAAGCCCTCCCCGTTTTTACGATCCCCAGGTAAGGGTTCTGTCGATTTCTGTCGCATATTCAAATCCCAGGTCATTTGGAAAATAGAGTCGTTGTTCGTCGCTGGAGGTGTGGCGTCCGGGCTTGCGCTCGAAATCCGAAAACTGGTTGGAGGCCTCGACGGCCAGGGTCGAGGTGTTCCCGTCCGGGTTTTCCTTGATTGTCGGGCGGGTCATCCGTCCGTCAAAAATCAGGATCGGATCGGGAATCAGCTCGTCGTTTTCGTCGAAAATGGCGCGGTGAATGGTCATGCGCCGGTCGAGATAATAGTTGGAGAGAATCAGGCCGGTGTTGTTGGTGTCCACCCCGGAGAGAGTGACCGTGACCGAGTTAACGGCGATGTCCGACGCCTCTTCGAGTCCGTCGAAGCCAAGCAGCTGACCCCCGGCAGAATAGTTGGATCCGTTCCACTCGACATCGCGGTGGTAGTCGCTCCAGGTAATCATCTGCCCGTCGAGGTAGACGGTCAGAAAATGACAGGTCGAAATCCGCGACTGCTCGCTGGCGGTTTTGACTGCGTTGGTGACGTCTCGTGCCATTAGTGGAAAACTCCGGTTTCAGCATGGCGCATGGAGCATGGAGCATAAAAAAACATCAGTATAAGACCTCCAGCAGTTCGATTTTGAGCACGTAATGCAGCTCGGTAGAGATGGATGTATCGTTGGCGTCGTCGACAAGGGCACAGCGGAATTGACTGTCGGCAATCACGGCATCGTTGTCCGCCGGAACGGCGGCCAGCGGAGTGTTGATCGGGATAACAGCTTCACCGGCAGAATCTGAATTTACATCGGCGGTGACCTGATAAGTTTTAAGATCGTCGCCGATGCGGATGAAATCACCGGCCTTGAGTACGCCGGAGCGCGAGGCGGTCCATCCGTCGGTTGTGATGGTTTTCCCGGTCTGGGCGGCCCCGTTGACCAGCGGTGTGCCGGCCATCGACCCGCGTGCAGCATGCTCCGGAAGCACAAAATCGAACGATCCGGCGCGTCCCTGCTGATCGTTCAGAAATGCCCACAGCACGGCATATTGGTCGCGGGTCATCGGCGGATAGGCCAGCTCGAACGCCCAGCGGTGGGCGTTGCGGCTGCTGACCACCTGCCGCAGCGACTGCGCGGTCGATACATACGCCGGCGAGGTGCTGCGGATCTTGCAGCTGGCCGGTTTGGGTGTTGACGGGAAGGTGGACATTATTTAGAGGCTTTAGGCTTTAGGGGTGAGGCTTTGGGCGTTGCGGGTTCAGAGGTTTCCAATGTTTGGAACGTTGGGTAAAAATCAATGGTGTTTCCGTCGCGGGTGGCGGTGACGGATTCGAGCTGCAGGCCGCCGATAGCGACGTCGGCATGGTTCGGATATTTTTCAAGCTCGTTTTTCAGTTGGCGGATGTTCATGGGGTTCTCCTTGGTTATGAGGTCATCGGGCCTTTGCGACCCCGTCGGTTGTAGGCGGTTTCGACGATTCCGGTAATTTCGCGGCGATGCGTGGCAAGGTGCTGGGAAAAGCTGGCGGAGTCGATGGCGGTGACGTTGAAATTGATGGTGGTTCCGCCGCCGGAAATCTTGTCGTTCGGGATGACGGTTCCGCTGGATTTGGTCGTCATGATTTCGGGGCCTTTTTCGCCGACCAGATAGGAGCGGCCTCCATAGACCGGGCCGCCCGCCGCTTTTGCTCCGGCTGTGGCTCCACCGCTGGAAGCTCCACCGCTGGAAGCTCCACCGCTGGAAGCTCCGCCGCCGAAAAAGCCTCCGATAATGCCGGACAGCCCTTGCGCAATGGGGTTTGCAACGCTTTGCTGAAATGTCAGCCGCGCGATTGACTGCAACATTGAGTTGACAAACGAATCGAACTCCAGCTTGCCGGTCGTTGTAAATTCCATAAAGGCATCGGTCATGGAGTCGCTGGCATTCTGCATCGCGTGGACAACCATTTCCTGCTTGGTCATGTTATAGCGAACCCACCGGTCCAGCGCAGACTCCTGTTCGGTTAGGTTTTTTTCTACCACCTCGCTCTGTTCTTCGATCGCTGCGGTGGTTTCTTTGACGGCTTCCGCGCGCTCTTTTTCTCCCGCAACAAGCGGCGCTTTCCAATTTGACGGGTTTTTCTTTAGAGAATCCTCTTCCAGTTTTGCAGCTTCTTTGATCCGCTTCAGATCCTCCAATGTAACCCAAGCCCCGAATGCATTTATTTTTTTAGGGGTCTCTTTAAACTTTTCTTCCCACGAGTCGATTTCCTCTTTTTTCTTTTTGATGTCGTCGTACAGTTTTACCCAAAAATCCAGCGACTCGGTTCCAACGGCTTTTAATTTGTTGCTGACGCGTTCAACAGACCGTGAGACCGATTCGTTGTTGACCTCAAACGCCTCGGCCATTTTCCCGGATGCGTCGGTGGTTTCTTGCAGAATCCGCGTATACTCATTGGCCGCTTCGCCTGTTAAATTAAAGACCGCATTCTGGGCTTCTACCCGGCCGAAAACTTTAGAGAGATTGATGCCGAGCCTTTCTGCCTCTTCGCGGATAGCCGATAGTGCGCCCTGATAACCCTTAGAGGCAATCATTTGATTTCCGGTGGAAAATCCCAGCGAGTCAAAAACAGCTTGCATATCGGCAGTTGGTTTTTGCAGAGCAACCATTGCCGACCGGATCTGCGTAAACGCTGCCGATGTCGGTGCGCCGCGCTTCGTGATGGCCGATACAGACGCCATCAGTTCTTCGAAGCGAACGCCCAGCGTGGCGGCCATCGGCGCCGCCAGATACATCGACTCCGACAACTCGCCAAAAGTGGTTTTACCCTCCACAACAGCAGCAAACATGGCATCCGCCATTTGACCCGCCGCGTCAGAGGTTAATCCATAGGCATTGACCGCATTGGTTAAGGCATTGACCGATGTTTCCGTATCGACCAGCCCGGCGATTGCCGCCTTGCTGGATGTCGTTAAAAATTCCGTCAGGTTTTTCCGGGGAACCCCGGCGGAGATCGCCTGATAAGCGGCCTTGGCCGATACAACCGCATCGACCCCCAACGCCTTGGACACATCCAGAATGTCTTTTTTGAACGCCTGAAACTCATCGCCGGTTAAATTCATCAGCGAATTGACTTCGCGGATGGCTTTATCGAACTCGACAGCGGACTGAAGACCGGCAGAAAAAAGACGCACCCCGGAATAAATGCCGAACATTGCACCGAGCGAACCGGCCAGCGTCTTAGCGGAACCGGCGAGGCGCTTCATGCGATTTTCGGCAGAGTTGAAGGCGGTGCGGGTTTTATCCGTCGCGCCGATCCGCAGATTAACATCGTTTTTGCCGAAACTCATTTGTTTTTACCGCTCTCTTCTTTGGCCGCGAAGTAGGCCATCCATCCGATCCGCTCCGCCTCCGGCATCTTGCGAGCCTCGGAAAACCCGATGCCCAGCCGGTCGGCCAGACAAAACGTCTCGAACATCCCGGCACCCTCATCCGTTTGAAACAGCGCGGTCAGTCCGTCGAAGTGTCGGCGGGCGAGGCTTTTTTTTTCCCGGCGGGGTCTTCGGGCAGCGCGTCGAAATTCGAAAACAGATGCAGGCTGATCTGGTTGGCGACGGGCGCAATCACGCCGGGGCCGATGCGGCGCAGGCGCGGGATGTCGGTCTCCATAAACGTTTTGGATCCGTCTTCGTTGACGCAGGCCATGACGACCAAGCGGACGTTGTATTCGTTGCCGCTGTATTTGTTGAGCTTGTCCATCTCCTCGCAAGAGAGCGGACGCGCATAGACCGGATCGGTCAGGCCGGGAAACGTCAACAATTTGTTCTCAAACGACGCCTGAAACGCTTCGAGGCTCTCCAGCGCTTTGGAATGTTCAATGGGCATTGCTTAGCTCCTTAAGAAGGCCAGGTTTGAGCAAGCGCGCCATTACCTTCAAGTCCGACGGTAGCTTTGACGGTTTCTTCCGTTGCGCTTATAACGTTTCGGGAGGTGACAGTTGCCGTTCCGCCGCGTGTTGATCCTGCGGTTGTGCCGGCTTCCTGGTATTCGATATCCACGCTGCTTCCAATTGACAGAACCTGCTGGTTAGATCCGCTGGCCGGATCCCAATGCATCTCCGCGGTCGCCGTCCAACTGGTCAATCCATCCAAATGCTTAGATGCAGTGTCTCCCATCGCATTCGCCGGAATTGTATTTGCAGACTCGTCGACAGCAATGGAAATCATTTCTCCGACGGCGGCGGGGGTTCCGGGAGATTCTGTGGTTTCCACGCACTTAAATACTCCATTTGTTCCTTTATGTTTTGCCATGATGTTCTCCTGTTAACAGTGATCGGATTTCCGATTGATCAATGCCGCAACATTAAGGCCCTGAATCCAAGATCAGGCGCGAGCCGCGCGAGCCGCGCAGCGGCGGAGGACGGAAGGCGGAGGTCGGAAGACGGAGGTCGGAGGTCGGAGGTCGGATGTCGGAGGTCGGAGGACGGAGGTCGGAGGTCGGAGGACGGAGGACGGAGGTCGGAGGACGGAGGACGGAGGTCGGAGGTCGGAGGTCGGAGGTTCCTAATCCCTAAAGCCTAATCCCTAAAGCCTAATTCCTAAAGCCTAATCCCTAACCCCTAATCCCTAACCCCTATCCCCCCGAGTGGTATTCCACTCGATAGCTGCGGGTGGCTTTGATGTAGTCTGCGTCGGCCTCTTCACCTTCGCCTTCGATCGAAAGTGAATCGAGCGCAACGTCAAAAACTCCGGAGACGGCGGCGACGGCGGAGAGGATGGCCGCGTCGGAGGTTTCGAGGATAGCGTCGAGGGCGTCTTCGCCGAGGTCGATTCCGGAGGGCTGCAGATAAAACTCGACGGTCAACGCCAGCCGGTTTTCGTAGGTGAGCGGTTTCATGGTGATGACTTCACTTTCTTCGGAGTCCGTATAAATCGACGCGGCGTTGAGCTGGGCGGCGGTGTAGTTGTGCCGGCGGCCGATGCGAACGGTCTTGAGGTCGAAGCTGGCTTCCAGCGCGGTTTTTGCGGCTTCGCGAATGTCTTTGCGGATCATGTCCAGTCTCCCAGTTGTACGACGGTCAGCCCTTCGTCGTCGTGTTCTTTACCACGCACCTGATAGGATGTGCCGGCAACGCGCAACACATCGTCCTCGACCAAACCGGCGGCGACTTCGGCGGCGAGGGTGACCTGCGGCGCAACGGTATTGATCCCCAGCGGATCGGCGGACTGATTATCGAACACGCCGCGCACGGTGGAGCCGTCGGGCAGAATCACCGGTTTTGTAATTTCGTCAGTTTGTAAAATTTCAGCGGCTGTTATCATAATTGCTTCGCTCCCGTTATCAGTCCTCCGTCTTCCGTCTTCAGTCTTCAGTCCCCTAACCCCTATCCCCTACCCCCTACACCCGAACGCTCCCCAAATCAGACTCCGTGCGCGGGGATGCGCTCGTCCACCGTCGGGCATCCATAAAACCGCAGCGTGTCCTCGATGAGGTGCGAGCAGAACCACTCGCCTTCCGGCGCATCTTTGCTCCGATACCGATTGAGCCGAGCCCAGAGAACCCCGGAAAACCAGTACGATTCGCCGACCCGCGAACGCAGCCGATCCTCAACCATCGGAAACTTGAACTCCTCTACGCCGACCGGATCAAATATGTCGATCACTGTGCCCGGCTTATGGCCGACCCGCAGGTTGTTGGTCTCCCGCACGCCGCCCTTGTGCCACGCCTCAAGGCATCCTAAGCCGATAATATCCTCGGCAATCCCCGTCCAGGCCGACCGGTGGAAGTGCGCCATCTCCCGCAATCCGGCACGATCATCCGCTGCCGTCTTGAGCCACGCCGCATGACTGTACACGCTCAACGTCGCCAGCTTAATTCGCCAGCTCACGAACGATTTACCTCTGTACAGCAGCAGCATAATCTACCCCCTCCCCTCGTTATCAACAGGTTTAGTTTTGATTAATTCGGGGAAAGGGCATCCCCGGACACTTGCCGGAAATCTCTTGCGGATTTTGCCATCGATATAATCTGCATACTCTCCACACCGCAGGCATTCGAGTTCCGCAGAAAGGCGGC